AAAATGCCACTCTCCTTCACATTCGGGGCAGGTATGAGTCCACGACTCAGGGAGATAACCATTATTACTGACCCGTTCACCAATTTCCAGCTTTTCACCACAACGAGGGCAAAACTCACTGAATTTTAAATCCTTCTCTTCAATCCTACCAATCAATTTCTTTTCCATTCCTTTACCTTCCTTTTTCCTTTTATTGCCCTTTCGAGCTGAACACATCCTGACAAGAGATATATTTCTGTCAAGAGATATTTTGGATTTAGTCAATTATTTTCCATAGGTTTTTCAAAGACTCCTCGCTGTATTGTATTGAATAATAAAGGTCTTCGATGTGTTTTTCTGTCATTTCAATGACCTTTTTAACATCCAAAACAACTATTTGCGGGATTACCACAATTTCGAGGGATTCATTTAGCCCCCGATGATTGACTAAATTCATCAATTCAGAAATATAAAGAGGGGAAGTGTTGACATATTCATTGAATTGATTTAGAAAATCATCTGCCGTCTGCCAATCTGCTCGGTCATAATGAGTTTTAACAATCAGCCCGCCCGCTGACTTCGCCGTTTCGTAAAGTTTAAGCAGTTCCGGAAAATCATTTAGTGTTTTCATTGTTTCCCCTGTTGTCAATAATTGACGAATAATATTGACGGATTTTTTCAAGGTCATAATCAGATTCACGATATATGATGATATAAATGTCAACAGTTGTGTTGTCTTCCCTGTCTTTGGTTAGTGCGTTAATGGTGGTATGGTCAACGTCTTCGTTGTTTGCATAGTCGATGGTTAATGTGTTTTCACAAGACAAACCTTTTGGGTGTCCGAAATTATAGTTTGTTCTGATAACAGTAGTTTTAATCAATCTGTCCCCGTTGTTTACAAAGGACAAAAGGCGGTTATTTTTCAGATAATTCATAATCTCCGTCTGTGTCCTGCTTAAACTATCCCGTTTGTCATAATACCTGAGAAACTCATTAAGAGTCTCAATAAACTGTTCGTCTCTTTTGCTCAATCCTTTCTTTTCCATTTCAAAACCTCCGTTTATTTATTGACACAAAACTGCCAAACCACATTAAAACTGTCAAGATATTTAATCGAATCAACCAAAATATTTAATTCAGTCAAAACCGCCACTTGACAAACAAAACAGCAAAATATCTAAATTCATTCAATTCAATAACTTAAATCAAACCAAAAACTGTCAATAAAATGTATTATAATATAATCAATTAATTAATATTAAGAGATTAATAATAAAGAGAAAAAAGAAACAGGAAAGAAAAAAGAGAATGGTTAGAAAGATTAATCTACATATATAAGCAACTTCCCCCTCCATTATCAACATATCCAACTTACCATTACAACCTTTCAGTTTACAATACAGCCGTTACATTTTAATCACGTAACTTTTTCATAAAAAATAAAACCTGATTTTTCACCTCGGGCAATAATTTATATACCATTATAATCATTACATTTACGAAGTTTTACCATTTTGCTTATTCTCTTTTTGCCTGTTTGACTATCTATCAACTAATTTTAACCATACAGATCATTCAGTTTATAAATGATTTATTCATTACTGCAAAAGGATTTAGTTTAATTTCGTGGGTGCGTGGCTGATCTGGACACAAAAAAAGGCAGGTTTTGACGCCTGCCCTGTGGTTCAGTCTGTCTGTTTTTATAACCAATTCTTACAAACCGTTTTCTCCTCAATACCGAGCAGATCACAATTCCAGACTCCTACCGATACCGTCCAGCCGTCTCTGTGTGAATATCTCGCCCAGTGAATGTGTGCCTTTTCGGGAATTAATATCTTTTCTGCTTCTTTCTTGTTTTTCAGTTCATATACCGTGAAGAGTACCCGTGACCCGTCCTGTTCTCCTGCATACCCATTGACGCCAATCACCGGGAAATGCAGCATTTCTTTTTTCCTGAGAATCTCATTTAATCCTTTCATTCTTCCCCCTCTCCCTCTTCTTCCTCATCATCATTCAACTGGTCAAAATCATTGTAACCTGTCCGGGCATAAAGCACGCCAAGCATGGCCTTTTCATTATAGCCATTAATACAGGTTACAAGACTTAATTCTGCCTCTGTGGCTATTTCATTGTCAACCAGATAATCCCACATCTCCGCAACTGTCATTTTTTCCATCTTCTTTATCTCCTTTGTTTGCCTTTCCGGCTTATCCATGCCCTCATCAGAGAGAGCATGGTAAACAGGAGAAGGGGCTAACAGCTCTTGGTTACTCTAACAATGTTATTAATGGCATCACGTGCAACACAAGACCAGAAATCATCAGTCATCATGTGGATAAAGCTATTTTTGGATATTTTTACATTAGCCCTCATAACTTTAAACGTAAACTCAGACTGAAATTCAACCTTAACTGTTTTTATCAAGCTGCCATTTTCTTTACTGAATATAAACATATAGCTGTCATTAATTGCAATGTTATACTTACACGTGCTGCTTGTTTTGATTATGTCCTTCTCTTCCAGAGTTCCACCACTATAAAACAAGCTGTCAACGATTTCTTTCTTTTCCATTTCTTCCGCTCCTTAAATTTAATGACGCAACTCTACCCACCCGCATAAATCTGTCAATAAATATTTCTCATTTCCCTACATTATTCTTATGTATTACATTCAGTTACACAAGGCAGTCAATCAGTCAATCCAGCACTCCGGCAGTCAATCACCCAATACCCAAGCTCCATACAAGCCCTACAAGGCACGAACTCAAAGCAACCAATGATATTACACTGTCTGAATTGACTATAAACAAAGCATGACAAGACAGTAAGGGAGCAGGACAGGCAGGAGAACCAGACAGCAGGAGAGACAGCAATCACGCATTGACCAATTGCATTTTGCGAAGCGACCAACGACCACCCCCCCCGCGCCGTAGTGTGTGTGTTGCAGCGGGGTCACTAAATATACACGACTTCCCATACCTGCCCCTATTTTCCAAAAAGGTATTTCAACCAAATTCTTGTTTTAGAATTATTCCGGTTATTTTCTCAAACTCTTTCTCAACTAATTCCTTTATTTACAAATATTTAGCTATAATCTGGAAATGTAGTTCAACTATAATCTTGACCTTCGGCTTTCATTTAGGGGTTAAATTTGATAGATTTTTCCTCATTTGAGTAATTACACTAATTTGATTAGAACCTTGAAATTTTATGGGTGAAATTCGTTTGAGTGGCAAAATTCTGGATTAATTTGTTTTGTTTCATTTCGGCGGTTTGAGATTTGGTGAGTGGAAAAATATTGGGGGATAATTTGTAATATCTGGTTCAAGAAAATCCTTGACACTAAATAAACATAGTATTTATTTCGTTTTCGGAGGCATTATGAAATACTATGAGTGTGACGATGGAGTTTTGTATTGTGAGGACTGTTTAGAGACCATGAAGGGTATGGTAGATGGTTCGGTAGATTTGGCTGTTACGAGTCCGCCGTACGATAATCTGAGAACATACAATAATGAAATTGATAAATCTTGGGGTGAGCATATCTGGAAACCGATAATCAAAGAATTATTCCGTGTAATAAAGGATGGGGCGTGGTTGTTTGGGTGGTTGGTGATAAGACTGAAAATGGTTCGGAGTCCGGCACTTCATTCAAGCAGGCTTTATTTGCAATGGAATGCGGGTTTAATCTTTTCGATACAATGATTTATTTGAAAAACTCCTGCCCGTTTCCACAAAAAGATAAATATAACCAAATATTTGAGTATATGTTTGTTTTTTCAAAGGGAACACCAAAAACATTTAATCCGCTTACGAGAAAGAATAACTACGGTTCTTTCACAAGAAAAATGACACACAGAAGTAAAAGCGGAGAAATGACAAATGAAAATGTCAATTTATCTAAAGAGTCTAATTCTGGAAATGTTTGGCTATACGAGTCTGGTTATATGAAAAGCACTAAAGATAAATCTTCTTATGAGCACCCCGCAATATTCCCCGACAAACTTGCAGAAGACCATATTTTATCATGGAGTAATGCCGGAGATACAGTTTACGACCCGTTTACCGGTTCGGGAACTACTCTCAAAATGGCAGTCAAGAACAACCGTCATTTTATAGGTTCGGAAATATCAGCAGACTATTGTGAGATAGCGAAACATCGGATAGAGTCGGAGCGGTGTCAGTTGAAGTTAGAGTTTTAGTTCAAGATTTGTCTTGACATATAATTCTGCTGTGTAATTTTTAGTGAAAGTTTAGGAGGTATTATGAATTGTCCACATTGCGGAAAAGAGATAATAGATTTACACGACATTATGCGTAAGGTGCGGGATTTTGGTAATCTTGAAGAACGAATAGGGGTCATGCAACGGGAAGTAGCTAAACAGGTAGAGTTGTCTTACAGGGGAGAGGCTTATGACAAGTCTATAAATGAACTGATTGAGACAAAGCAGAAGCGTGACACTATGGTTTGTGACATCGAGAGAATGATAACTAAATTCGGTTATCACCGTGAAGCTCCGGCAAAGAATTATCCGCCTGAAATTCCCCCAAGAAAGCGTAATTGGGGTGAGAGATTGATAAAGATGATGGGGGGCGTGAAATGACCAGACAGTTAGCTAAAACTCATATCCTTGAACTGATACAGGAGTATGCAGACGAAGAGAGTAAAATCATGGATTGGAGTCGTTCGGAAGATGAATTTGAGTTTACTAATGACCCTGATAATCCTTACAGAAAGTGGATAGAAGAAGCAAAAATAAAGAGAGACGCTATACTCAAAACAATCTGTGACGAAATTGACAACATAGATGATAATTCTATACTATCCACTTATTATAGTTAGTGTTATTGGTTTCATATCAACGCTTTGTGAAATGTTTAACATCAGATTTATTGATTAAAATACAACTTCTCAGGGTTGTTTTGATTGATTACAACCTTGAGAGGTTGTTTTTCTTCCATCCTAACCTTATACCATCGGCTTTTATACTCCACTAAAAACTTAATCTGAAATCCAGTTGACATGATAAAACACACCAGGAATAGTTTAGAATAATCATTCCCTCTCTTTACTGTCTTATCGAATATTATCGCACCCAACAGCACGATATAGGGATTGGTTAAGATAAAGTAATGGGGGTATATCGCAAACACAAGCGGAGTAAGTGAACATAAAGCAAGGATACCGACAAACATTATGTTTCGATTGATTATTCTTTTCTGTAAAAAATACAGCAGAATAATTCCGGCAAACGGAACGCACCTTGTGGCATACCGGAATATCTCTTTGGCATAGCAGTGCAGGTCACAATACAGTCCAGTTTGAACTTCTACCCCGTTTATCATATTAATCACTATTCTACCGGAAAATAACAAACTGACTATTTCGTGTAGTGGTATTCCATTATACAGATAATATCCAATAACCGTAAAAAGACAAATCAGAAATCCAGAAAAATACAGTAATATTTCTCGTGGTTTTCTGATGTAAAACATTACTGCCGGAATAATATAAAGTCCATACTGCTTACTCCAATACGATAAGAATAAAAATACTCCGGCAATAGCATAATACTTTCCGCCACTTAACACAAGGTAAATACTTATCAATCCAAAAAAGATACAGAACGGCTCTAATATGACCGCCCCGCCCTCCGTATGCAGCGAAATGACTGCGAAATACAGTGAAGCAATAACAGCAGTAATCTTTTTCAATCCGAGTTTTATTCCGATAAAGTATAATACCATAGCAGATAACATGATAAACAACATTGACACCATAAAATATCCCTGATAATATAAACCGAATAGCGGTATAAACAGTGAATAAATCCACATACCTAATGGAGTGTAAACTGATAATGTCTTACCGAATATCATATTGTCGCTTGACATTATACTTGCATTGCCTAAAAACTCTAAACCGTCACCATTTAACGGATAATAACTCAGGATATTGTAGATGTATAAAACAGCCAGAATAGATAGAATAATGATTACTGCTTTCATAATAGTTTTAACAATTCCCTGATTAGTTTTTTGCGCTCCCTGCGAAATACCGATACCTCTAATTTATAGGAATATTTATATCCCTTTCTGTCATTTTCCTTTCTGGTTCTTTCTGCATAATACAACACGGCTATTGTGTTTATTGCCCGGATTATACTGAATAACTTTTTGTTTACTATCATTCTATCTCCTATACCGGCGGGCGTTATCCCGCCGGTTATTGTTTGGTTACTTTAGCACTGTTCCCGATACGATATACTGGTAAAACTTTTCTGCACACTCTGTCACTTCTCCCACCGTTTCCCCTTCGACAAGTGTCATTTCTAATGTTTCCCTTAAACACCACTGCCGTAAACTTCTTTTCTCGGCTTCCGTTAAATCAACTGTTTCGTTCATTATTACTCCTTTACCTCTCCGGTTGCAGGATTTACTACCTGTTCGGCTCTTAAAACGGACTCTTCCCACATCAACTGCTGGTCTCTCACTTCTTCCTTGACGACACCCATATCCTTACTTTGGAAATACAGTGCCATCTTGAAATCGAGTTCTTTACGACCACAGTTGAACAGTTCAGTCATTTTCATAAAATGCTGTTCGATATAAACATCTTTCAGGGTTTTCTTGGCTTTCTTTTCGGCTTCACGGACTTCTTTGATATAATCACGCAGGTCCTGCATAGAAGAGTTTTCCGCTTCGGTTATCCACTCTTCTTTATCAGAATATTTCTCCGCCTTAATCACAAACGGCTTTATCATTCCGAGTTTGTCAATGCCAATATCCTTGAACCGTTGTTCGTCCATATCCAAATCCGTGATATACAGGTTATACAGGCTTATCCATTTGTTAGCTTCACCTGACGAAATACCATACTCGCTCTCCACAAACTCTTTGAATGAGCGACAACCTCTCCATGAAAACAGTTTGTGAATTTTCTGACTACCGAGCAGTTGTCCTAAAGCAATGACATTTTCTGCTCTTTCCGTTGCCAAATTCTGTGCGTTACTTACGCTTTCGACCGGGCTAATTTCTTCAAACATCATACCTCCTGAACCATTTAGGTTCACTTTTTGTTATTTGAACCTTTACGGTTCATTTATTGCATTACTAAAATCACTCGCTAATAACTTAATTAACTCAATTATTGCTTCCTCTGCTTCCGGTATAGTTTTATAACGCTTCTTTACCGAAAAGTCCGATATTTTGTCGTGACCAAACACTACCTTCCATTTGTTAGTAGAATTTTCCTTATACATACAGATATGTATTAATCCGATTCTTGCGTCTCTGTGTCCTTCACGCCTTACCTCCCATTCAATTTTCATTTATTACCTCCTTGAAATCCACTACTAAAGCTGACAATATGTCATATACCGCCTGCTCTGCTTCCTTGATACTCGGATATTCGACACTGGATGTAAACCACCCGACCCACTTGTTATAAATCGAAAGTTGCCATGTGTTCTTGTGTTTGAATAATTGAACGATAATGTGCTTAATCTCTGTCCGTCTAAGTCCCTCACGCTTTTCTGTCCAGATTATGGTCATTTGTTTATCCTCGTAGTCTGCGTTTTAGTTCCGTCCATTATCGCTTTCACCATTTCTGCCTTGAATAGGATAGGATAACAAATTGCAGTTGTGGATGACAAAAGTTCCTGAGTAGTTTTATGCTCAAGACTTAGAACCTTGAATTGATACATAAACACTTCGGGATTATCATTCCAACTACATCCCTCTTTTTTGCCGTTAATGGAGTCCCATAGAGTTTCAAAACTTTGTGTTGCAAACCAATATGCTTGTGGAATTTGACGGCGGTGTTTATATTCTTTTGAATGATTTTTATATAATTTGTGTCCATTTATATATATTTCCGAGACACCTTCATTTACTGCCTCTTCATCTGTCATCTCCTGCAACCTACATTCCCTCACCGCCGTAACTTCCAGCAGGATACGGGATTCAGCTTTTGCCATAAACAATGATGGTATCTTTCTCCAGATACAATCACTTCTGACAGATTCAGTTGGCATTTCGGGATTAGATTCGCAATATCTAATCAATCTATTAACATTCACCCACATTTTACCCAAGGATTCGCCGTTTTCTGATATACCAAGATAAGCATATCCTCCCCGCTGCCAGAATGTTTCCTTGATCCATAACCAATCACCTATTTTGTAAGGTTTTTTCATTTTACCTCCTATCCTTCGATTACTTCCCGCTTTTCTCTACGGAAAGAACGGGGTTCAAACTTCATTACTGTCACCAAGTCTTCAAAACGGTCTTTAATTCTCGAACCGTATCTGTTTGCGATATCCGACATCATTAGATTAGTTGTAATGATAAACAGCATATCACTACCCTTCATTTCGTATCGTGCTGTTATTATTGAGTCCATAAGACCTACTGCACCGTCAGTCTTTTTTTCCGCACCTAAATCATCGAGAATAAATATGTTCGGGATAACCGGAAGTTTATTCTCATATTTAAGATAAGTTTCGTGTAACTCCATTGCGGTATGCAGACCCATTGACGATAACTCTCCGGCTAATTGACATCTGGAACGGTAAAAACACTCACTATTATATTCTGCGTGCTTTTCCATTTCGAGTAGTTCATTATATGCGTGATTGAGACTTATCTTTATGCTCTTCAATATCGCTTCACACAGTATGGTTTTGCCGCAACCGACACTACCATAGAATAGATAATGTGGTTTGATAGTTCGCCACGATAACAGGTCATTCTTTATCCTGCTGACGATATTCGGGTTATTTGTTTCATAATCATCCGGCAGTATTAATTCAGCCCCACCACTTTTTTTCATAACCGCTTCTACCTGTTTGTGCAGTTCTTCAAAGTAACCATCAGGGGCTACCTTAAATTTACCATTCGTCAGTTTCTTTAGGCTGTTCTGTATAGACTCCACCCTTTTTACCCCCCTGATTTATTCCCTGGTTTAAATATTCGTCAAAATGTTCCCTTGCATACAAAGTTGACGGTCTCAAAAACTTCTTCCATTCAGGGTCTTTACCCCATTCTGCAAACTTATTCCGGTGAACGGTCTTGAAGTCCTGCACGGTTTTATTCTTTATCAGCCAATAACCTATCATGGTTATGACTTTTTCGGTGACTTCAAAGTTTCTTTCTGATACACCCCTAACTTTATTCAGGTCGTCAATGATTTCTTTACACTCCGGTAGATAAGACTTCTTCGCTTTAGTGCTTTCCAATTTTAACTTCTCCAGAAATTTACGCATTTTTAAATCAAATGCAGGTGCGTCATAAAGTTCTCGGACTTCGTGGTATAAATCTTTGATTGGTTTATCTTCTTCCATTATGTATTCTCCGTTAAGTATTTTATCCAGTGTTCCGCCATACATAAAGAATTATCTATGTCCGCATGTAGACTCTGTTTCTCCCTGTTTGTAATGGTTATTCCTCTAACGGAAAGTTTTTCACGCAAAACACCCAGCCTTTCGATTAAATATTTGACTTCTTCTTCCATTACTCTACCGCCCTTTCAACATTTCTCATTCTGTTGTCTTCCCAGCGTATCACCTTTATTTCAGAAAGGGGATTAAAGCTGGCAATATGTGCTGAAATTGGAGCAAAAAATCCCCACGACCCCCGGACAAAACTAATTCCATCTCTCTTTCGTGCAGGGAAAATTCCAAATGGAGCATCTTTTTCACCATCACAGGTAAATTTATCCCCCACCTGAACCTTCTCTCCGTTTGCGTAGTAGATTGCGTATTTATCCAATTCTGCTTTCAGATTTGCGTTTTCATCTGCAAGATTTAAACACATTTGTTTCAGGTCTTCAACAGAACAGTCAGTTATACACAAACTTAAATTATCTGATGTTTCATAGTTATGATTACTTTTCATTGCTCCCCCGTTATCACAAAAGTAATATTCTCCGCCATGAGTCCGATACATCCATCAAAGTATTCTTTATCCAGATATTCCTGAACCTTTGCGTAACCCATTGCTCCTAATCTCACCGCTGTTTTGTTATCAATCTTGACACCGTAAAAACCTTTCTCATTCAGTTCGCTGGATATGACACCCTCAAAACCGTCACGCCGTTCCCAACAGTAACCGCCATCACAACAATAATCCTTCTCATACACGAAAAACTCGACCTTATCACCTACATTTAAGTTCTTATTCGGCAGATAATTCAGCCACTTATTACAATGGTGGTGCAGGTTCTCTTTGATACAGGCAACCTTTAACCTTTCACGAAGTCCTAACTTAAATGGGCAATTCGCTTTGTCGTCTCTAAAACACCGTTTACAACCTTTTACTGTTAGCATTTACCCCTCCTTAAATTCAAATACTTTCAATGTTTGACCGCACTTACACTTTCCCTTTAATTTAAACAAATACACGGATAAGGTTACATACCGAAAACGACCACATTTATCACAGGTAAAATGTAGTTTCTTACCAAAAAATATAGCACCCAACTTAATAAGTATTAATGCTATTATTACAAAAACACAAAAACAGAATAATGCCAAAATTATACTCCAAAACATTTATACCTCCTTATTCGCTAATTCGAGTAATACATCTCCGTGACACGGCTTATCCGCCGGACACCAGCAGACCAAGTTTTTGCCTTTGAGTTCTTGCCTGATTTCTTCTATTGATGGATAGTTGTTATGTGTGGTCATTCCTGTCATTGCTCTAAAATTATCAACTAAATACTGGATTGCTTCTTTTTTGGTATCAAAATAATAGTGGAATAAGTATTTAGTTGTTTTTGTGTCCTTATATCCCACCTTCCACCTGCCATGATTTGCTTTCATAACAATCTCAGGATTTCCCCACTTACTACCCTTCCCGACATACACATTCTCCAGTCCATTGGGTGACTCTAATTTGAACCCCTTAGTTCGCTTCCGTTGTAACCTTATAGGTTTGACTTCATTCATTATACTTCCTTATTTCATCCACTTCAAATACTTTCTATCCGGTTTCCAGTCAAAATTCAATATACGAAAATCGTATATGTTTATACTATCATAACAAAGTTTATATCTACATCCATTACTCAGGTGTTTATACCTGCGAACCCTTTTATTAGCACATCGTTTGGCATACTTACTACCAAATCCACCACCCTTATCTATGGGGGTATGTTTATAGCTACGGCTCAATATACCTCCTTAAAACTTCTACGCCAAACCAACAACTTCTATTATAGATGTCAAGCTAATTCTTGAACATAAAATATATTTTTATCTTGACATTACTTTGTGTTAAGTTTTGTTTACATTGATTCTGCACCAATGGTGTGGAACTAACCGAGGCTTCGGTCACTGAGCCGGTATCACTAATCAGTGACCATTTTAAAGTAGTCAGATTCGACCACTTTGGATTTAAACCCATCGAATTATATGGGATTAAAAAGAGCCGGATTTCTCCGGCTCAGTGTAATTAAAATAAGAATTTGAGAATAATAAATGTTTAATCGCTAAATGTTAGCGGGGTTAAATTTCACCTTCCAGCGCTCCACTTTTCTAAATAGCTTTCCGCTGCTTCCGTTTCTTCGATAGGTTCTTGTTTGTCAACCACAGTTGCGCCTTCTGGGTTATCATATTCAAAATGGGTGTTCTTTATGAAATACTCTATCTTACGGTAATCGTTTTCTTCGATCTCCGTAACCAGAGACTTAAATTCACTGAAAATATCCATTATATCATTATCTAAATCCAGCCAGCCGTTACCCTGTTTGACCTTAGTTGCAACGGTAGAGAACATTTCGCTGGAAAATTCGGACTTAGTAGTATCTGCAAAACTGTAATCGGATGTTAGTAAATGCCACAATTCGTGACAGAAGCTTTTACAGTTTTCGTTGTGTGGTCGTGTGATAATAGATGTAATTCCATCGTTTGCCATGTGTGCGTATCGAGTATATAGTATTATTTCGTGCGATATTGCGTCAAAATATCCACCCCATGAATACCTACCATCATCGTAGGTATGATCTTTTTTTATTACTTCTGCACTAATCCCGCAAACATTCACTCTATCTGGTATTTTCATGCTCTGCTCCTATAAAGTTATCCCATGCCTCTTTAAATTCAGGGTCTGTTTCTATTCCCTCTTTCGTAGCATTTCGTATGCGTGTATAAGAATTAAACCCTGCCATAAATCCCGCCAGAAACGCTTCCTTTCTCACGGAAGTAATCATATAAATCTTCTGTTCTTTCGCTGTCATATTTTCTCCGCTTCTCTCTGTGCTTCGTCAATCAATTCCGATAACTCTGTCACCTGAGATTCTATCGCTATTTGCTTTTTCCTCATTTCGTTATTACCCTGATTATCTGCAATCCCCTTATCGTACATTCTTTGTCCGTATTCACTCACATCTAATATTATAGACCTTGCTAATTCTTCTACTTTCTTATTCATATTTTCTCCCTAAAACGGCACGTCTTCTTCGACTTCCAGTTCTTTATCACGCTTAACCGGTTCGGGTATTTCCGGTTCAGTATTAACAACATGGGGTATCATTAAAGATGAAGGGTCTAACCGACCAACATAAGCTATTAACTCATTATACGGTTTACCGTCCTTGCTCTTCTTTTCCCGTACTCCCATTTTCACCGATATATTAACCTGACTTCCTACCGATAGTCTCTTCAATTCTTCATAATAGTCAACGGCGTTTTCTGCAACAGCAACCTTGGGGATTACACATTGCAGCGGTACGGCTTTGTGGGTAAAGTTATCCTCATACTCTATCTCAAAGTATCGTTTGGCTTTATTGTTAAGTGGGTTTTTATATTCCTCTCCCTTCCATGTGATTTCACCAACTATATCTGACTCCCAATGCGGTCTCATTCCTGTTCCTCCAATATAGCATTGCCGGAAGGTGTTATCTTATACGCTGCGTCAGCTTCTTTGATTATTATACCCTGTCGCATACCGTAATTCAGGAAGTTATGAGCGGCAGTGCCGGAAGTTCCTATCGCTTTGGAAAGTTCCTCTGCGTTTACACTTCCTAATCTATCCTGAACAGTCTTAAACTGTTTCAGGTATTTCAGTTTGGTTATTGTCCAATTTAGTATCATCTGATACCTCCTTTATTTCTTCTGTAAATCTATTAACATACCATCTTTCTAAGTTTTTGATATGCTCATCTATTTCTTTTAAACTCTGCTTGAACCGTTTTATGAGTCTTGCTTTCTCTCTTTTCATGGCATTAATTTCCCATTCATTAGATACGGCACACGCTGTTATTCTTGTTTTAAGCGGTAAAGAATTAAATTCATCAGACCACTCCTGCCGGGTTTTCATCCGATACCTCCTTATCATTAATTTCAACATTTTCATTATAAAATTCTACATTTTCAGGTGGCTGTGCTTCTATAATGTCGTCATAAAACTTTCGCTGTAATCGCCCTATGATTTTACGGCACTGCACCATACTTATCCCGTTATCCTGTTTGTGTAAATCCAGTATTGCTATTGCTGAATTGCACACTGCCGGATAAGTATTAACGAATGTTTCCGATAACCTGTCTATCAGTTCATACATACCCCCGATGATCTGTTTCAGGTTTGATAATTCCATTGCCGGATTATGCGTGGCGGAAACATACGCAATAAAAGCACGGTCATAATCTCCCATTGCAAGATTGAGAGTAACTTCCATCTGTGTTAGCTTTAGGCTCAATATATTAATCCGTTTATGTATGGGTTCAATTGTGAGCTTTCCCAACATGATGTCATACTTCTCAATATCATCCATCCACGGCTTGTCACCCATGTCTTTCTTTCCTAAAGACTCTTTTCTCATTTCGTCAAGGGTTAATACTTTACCCATTATTTACCTCCGTTCAGTATTTTGTTTTTCAGTTTTGCTATCGCTTCTTCTTTGGTTTTATGAACCACCTCGTAATCCACGGTATATGAGCAATTATCGTAATATCCTATTAGCGCACGGTCTTTTTCAAAGATTATCTTATTACACTTCTCTTCGCAAGTACGGATATTTCCACCATCACCCACATACGCATACCAAAAAGTATCTCCAATATGAATGTCACAATTATAGAACGGTTTAGTATAACCGGAAGTCCACACGCACGACAGTTTACGCTGTATAAGTTTTAATTTTCTTATAAGCATTTGATTGATACTTTTTTGTTTCCGGTATTTTTCCTCTGTCAAAGTCCACATCGCACAGTAAAACAATGCAAGTAAACCTAAAGCAACTAATCCGATAATCTGTTCTGTTGTCATTTCCCCTCCGCTTCTTTTACCCACATATCTATCTGGTCTAATTCGCTTTGCTCAATATGGTCAATGGGTATTATCCGTATAAGCACTCCCTGATATTCACGATAGACCTTTCTCTGACGGCTATCTACTACTTGACTATCATCCTGCCACGCTATGCCGTTCAATGCGTCACTACTTATTTTGGCAAGATTATCAAAGTCCGGTTTTTTATAATAAAGAACCTTCCCGTCAATCATCGCTTCATACACCTTTTTTGAAGTTGACTTTGCTGGCAGGAAACAGGCACAAACCTCAAAATAAAATCCGAAGCTATCAATAGGGTCATTACCATATTTGGCTATCCACACCATCTTTACAAGGTTCTCATAGGATATAGTCTCTTTGGGTGTGTATGCAAATCCCTTACCGACTCTCGGTCTCTGCTTTCCAAACGGCTTCCCCGGTATAAAAATGCTGTATTCGTTCATATCTTATCCCCTTCCGATATTTCAATCTTTCTGGCAATAGAGCCGTCCTTGTTGTGGACGTAAATCGTGTAGGCAAGCTTATCACTTAAAGCCAACCACCATAATTTATCTATTACCAGATATTCACCATAAGTCTTAAGGGAAATCCTTTTTGCGCCCTTCTTCAATGCACCCCAATAGTTATTCTTTCGGTGGACAACATGATAAACTGTTGGCTCAGTCATTACTTTTCCCATCCTTCTGATAGTTTTGCATAGATAACTATACTTTCTATATCAAAAAATGCACACGGTGTTTTATATCCCTTATGCTTGCCCTTATATGCCCAGTTGTTGGTTTCGATAACAAACAGGGAATCATTAACCACGCAACCTTTACCGGAGAACGCAACTATATCTCCCCTATTTCCATTAAAGATAAGTAATGAGTCAATACACACACCCACTGCGTATATTGGTGGCTGAACGGCAGTATTGTCATTACCGTGCAGTCCGATTGATAAATTATAACCACAAACAATCCCGATAACCAACAAAGCCATAGAAATAAACATATAAATCCCTGCATTGTCATTTTTCATTATTTTCCCCCACGATTAAAAGTCCGGCTCTCAATCACTTTCTCTAATACCCCAATCTTTTTCTCTATCAGATATATCTTGTCTTTAAGCCGGTCAATCAGGTCTTGTTGCATAGAATATAACCCTAACATAAGGTCAATGTCGTCTGTGGTTATTGTCTGACTATTGCTTAATGACTCGTTTGCTTTCTGTAACATAGACACTGCGACAGTCAATTTGTCTATCTCTTTCTGCTGTTGATTGATTATGGTTGATAGGGAGTCGGTTTGTAGTGTTCTAAAACCCCACATAGTATTTCTCTCACCCGCAAGCAACGTGTCGGGCTGAATAAAATGGCAATATTCAGAATAATCCTGATAGTCATAAAAAATACTATCTCCAACCACCCAACACCCATCACTCACGTCAAATACGGAATTGCACTCCACAATAGTCGGACAACTCAGGATTACAATGTAAAGTATTATTAACATTATGTGCTTCATTCGTTACCTCCATTCAGTTTATTCATTTTATCACGTATTCCATCCATAAGTTTGACATCGTTTTCAAGGTGCTGAATTAGCGTGTTTTTAATCTTCTTAATCTCCATTCTCTGGTCGTCAATCATATTGGATAGAGTGAAAATACCCTCAGCAGTAATCTTGTCAATATCCATTATCCGTTTCCACAGTATCAGGCAAAACACGAACACGAGTAATATGAGAATGTATAAGTAAGTCATCTTTTCCTCCATTTCCTTAACAGATTTTTTATCCAGTTTTTTCTATAATTACGGGTAGATGTATGAAAGTGAAGCTCACTCCGCAAATCGTCAATCTCCTGATTTAGTTCTCTTATATCTTGGTCTATCTTCTTTATATCCTCACAGTTCCAGTCGTTATAGATGTCATTCTCTTTCACTACGAATAACACCCGAAACATCAGTCCAATAAGTGCAAGGATACACACGATAAGTATTGCTAATAGGGTAAGCATCATTTTAACACCTTCACAATATTCTCTATCGTGCATTTCTGTAATTCGCCAATAACTCTCCTAAACTCCGCATTTTCGTCTATCAGTTTATCAATAACCTTACCCTGAAAAATTACCTGTTCGGTAAGTTCCTTGATGTCACGGAATGTGATAAACCCATTAATCAGGTTAGATAATGCGATTAATATCAATACTATTGCTATTGTCATTTCATACCTCCTGTTTAAAATTTAGTTTCAGTTTTAATTCCATTAAATCAGGTTTTGGCGTCAAACTGCAACATTAACATACACACTTCACACCGAAGTCCTTTTATATCCGTATCAGCAGGAACAAACTTAATCGCCCCGCAGTGCTTACATTTGACTTTAATTTCTTTTTCCTTATCCATTCCAATACCTCCTAATCAAACTTGTGCCAATCAAACCATAGTCGAAAAATCAGTCAAGCAAAATCTTGTTAAATTAAAATATTTATTTTTGGTTCGATTTATCGGTAGGTGAAATTAACTGACCTGACATTTAAACCGGCGGGGCTGTGGCAAGTTTAGTTAAGAATGTTTTTAGTTTGATTAATTTGTTATTCGTCTATCAAACAATTGACTACCCTTCTTTTTCTTTTCCACTTTCTTTTTCTTAGGGTATAGTTGTATTTAGTATTAGTTTTAATTAATTAATTAAATTAGCATTTTGCGTTCCATATTTGGATTTCATTATTTTGTATGGATTTATAAAAAAAAAGTAGTGCGAATAATTTTGTGGATAACTTGTGCATAACTTTGTGGATAACTTGTGCATAACTTTGTGGATAACTTTTTCGTGTGATGTTAAGTTTTGTTCACATTTTTAACTTATGTCAAGTTTGGAGTTAAATTTTTGTCGTTTGCTTAACATAAATTTTGCATTTTAACATTGACCTTGTTATCGTGCAGAAGTATGTTATTGTGGTTGAGTAAATATTTTTCTTGACACGATAATACTATTTAATCTTTATCGCTTTGCCGGTGGTTAGTGGCGGTTAAGCTATACCGGATTACCGCTAACCCCATAGTTGGTTCGGGGGATAAAAGCAGAAGTGATTATCCTGCTTCCCCCGCTATTTAAAAGGAGGCATCGTGGATAGTTTGTTTAAAAGTAGTGAAGAGACAAGGTATTATTATATCAATGCTAAGGGAGAAGTATTGCAGATTGAATCTCCCTATCGTGAAGAAGTTAAATTTACTCACGGTAAATCAACCTATTCCAATGATTATGGTGGGATAAATCATGTAGAATTGGAAACAGAAAAACTGGAAGTTTCTAAACCGATTAAGATGGGTGAAAACGAATATATTCAAATGTCACCAAGTCTCAATAGTGGTTTATCTGGATTTATCGAGGGTATATTATCACAAAATGATTTTTACAGACAGTCAAATTGTGAGTTAAGAAAAGAACTACTTTATCGTAACAGCTATATTGATAAACCAAAAAAACGCAAAAAACCTATTTTTAGAAAGTTTTTCAGGGAGGTAAAGAAATGAAAGAAGATGTTAGTGTTAAGAAGATGGTGGTTATTTTTATTCTGTTCGTGTCGGCGGTAGCATTTGGAACATTGCTGTCAATCGTAAACGGGATAGTAGAAAACCCAACACAAACCGTCAATGATGGAGAAAATGCGATAATACTTCTGATTATTGGTTTTCCTATTATTTTAGTATCAACAGTCTTTATGATTGGTTATGTTGATATTAATTTCAAGTAGCTATTATTTTTATCTTGACAAGGTAGAAATGATTGTTTTGTTTGGCATAAATTTACTGGGAGGTAAAGAATGGATATAGACGAAGCGAACCGTTGCGGAGTTAGAATAATAGCGGAAGCTGAAAGGAAAAGGATTGTATGGAGATTAGACGAGATAGAAAAGGAAAGAAATTTCACATTGACCGAAATGAGCAGGTGCAAAGTTCAAGACGAATACTTTGAGCGGATAAAGGAAAAAGACTTAAAGCTGAAACTTGAACAGATGGAATTGCAGAAATTATTGAGGTCACAAAAATGAACCTCAAACCAGAAAGTACGAAAAACCATACTTACAGGAGAAAAGATTGAAAGCATATAATTTTCGGTATATTTTAGATAATTTTATAAACCTTCCGGCGATAATGTTTATTGCTGATGTTCATTTCGACTCAAAGCATTGTGATAGAAATCTGTTGACAAAACACCTAAATTACTGTAAAGATAACGGTATTGATGTATTTATATTAGGTGATTTTTTTGACTGTATGGGTGGTAAATACGATAAGAGAACGAATAAATCAGATATACTACCCGAATATCAGTGTGCAGATTATTTCAACGCAGTAACCGAGTCAGCAATAGAATACCTGCGAAAATTCAATGTTGTCAAGTTGATAACTATGGGAAACCACGAGTCAAGTGTATTACAGCAACACGAGATAGACTTAACCAAAACATTATGCACTGCATTAGATATTCAGGGCGGAGATTACAGGGGATTTATTACCGTCAATCTGAGGGGTAAAGAAAGCAATGGAAAGAAGTTTGTTATCTATTACACTCATGGTGAGGGTGGTAATTCTCCGGTTACGAAAGGAACTCTTTTACCGCTACGCAGGGCAGCAACGAACGTAGCAGACCTTTATCTTTCGGGTCATTTACATCAGGCGTGGTCATTTCCTACCAACATGTTTTATGTTGATAACAATAACAATATCAAAGAAAAGTCAATCAAACACCTGCAAACCGGAACTTATGAGGACTCATTGTCAGCGTATGCAGATAGAAAGGGTCATGCACCATCGAGTAAGGGCGGATGGATAGTCAGATTTAGATACGGTAGAATAAACGGAGACCAGGGGTTTTATTACGAAGTAGAGCAGAAGGAATTTTAGGGAGAGAATATGAAAGTTAGAGCAGTAACAGTAATGTATGGTAATGAGATAGAGGGATGGCTATACGAGAAGGACGGAGAGGCATTTATTTTTTCCCTTGACAAGTTTAGCAAAGTTGATTTATGGAAGTTTTACAAGGGAAGTCTGGAGTTTTGGATACAAGGTTCGTGGAGGAATCTAACAGAAGGTATGGGCTTATTAATTGGACTTTACGGCAAAGAGTGCGTTCCGCAATCTCTTCTTCGGTACTATAACGAAAAAGTACGAGAAGAGGCGCAAGGAGTACAGCGACCAGAGAGTTGAAAGCGGGTTCTATAAACGCCCTTTCAACAAGTTATTCCCTTATTCGTATGCGTATATTTACGCAATGACAGATGACGAACTTAGTACCGAAATTAATAACTGCATAGAGAACGGTTACGGCACTAAAGAAGAGATTTACGCCTTATTTCAGGTTAAGCAG